GAATATAGAACAGTGGCAATTATGTGTTGCGCAATTAAATGCTGGTGCAGATACTACTGGATGTCTATATACTACAAACGAAGGTATACCACACTATAGCGGTACTACTCGTTGGATGAAAGCTTCTGCAATACGTAGAATGCCTCAGTTACAGCTACCTAGTAATATAAATTTTGCTAAACAATTAGGTAGTAAATATGACTATATATTTCCTTCTTGGATGCCTTATAGGTTAGAAGTAGAAATGCAAGTTGGTATTAATTCAGAAACTGCTAATATAAAAATGGCTAGTGTTTATCAAAATAATGACTATAATGGTTATAATCAGGTAATTACTAGAGAAGCATACGCTATTAAATAGCTTTGATGACGTTATTCAAACGTAGATAAGACTCGGGGGCGGTTCCCGACAGCTCCACCATAGATACATACTAAACTAGGTTCAGGTATTCTCCGAAAGCCTATATTGATAGCGACAGCCTGGAAGCTGGAGTAGGCGGTTTATGTGTGTATCTTTGATGGGGCTGAAACAGGTTCGATTATCTAAATAAGATGAAACTAGAAGCCGGTGAGCAAGCGACCGTAATCGCAAGAAAATTGTAAATGCAAACGATAACGTAGCACCTAAGGCTTATGCTCTAGCAGCATAACCTTTTGCGGTATGGCTCCACCGTATTACCCAACGGGCCACTACACACAAGGAAAATAAATAATGAAAAATTTACTAATTACTTCAGCCGTTCTAGCTATGCTAGCAACTCCATCTCTAGCACTACAGCTAACTGAAAAGCTATCTTTTGATACTACGATAAAAGCAGCATATAGTGTAGAGACTGATGTGTTTGCTGCTTCAAATAGTTTTGAACTAAACTATGAAGTTAACGATGGCTTAGGTGTATATGTTGATACTGCTATTAACCTACAAGATATTGAGTTTAATGGGGCTAATTTAGGTGTGTCATATACTCCTACATCCTTTAATAAATTCACAGTAACTACAGAAGCTCAGTTTGATGCAAATCTAGACTACTCTGATCTAGTAATTTCTGCTGAACTAAAGTTTTAATAAACCTAGGGGCTGTGCTTTGCGCAGCCCCTTTTAACATTTAGAATACAAATAATGAATTTATATATTTTAGGAAATGGCGGTTTTGCCCACGAAGTATTTGATCATATATTTTTAAAAGAAAATAGCAATAAGTTTTGCGGCTTTATTACTTTAATAGGTAATAAAGCTTTTGTTATTAGCGAAGAAGGTATAGTAGCATTTGAATATGACTCTTACGCTTCTTTTATAATAGGTACACAGAACATAGTTTGGAGAGCTAAACTACTTGAGTACTTTTTAAAAATATATGAACCTACAAAAAAGCATTTTCCTAACATATATTCTAATAGATGTTCTGTATCTAGCACTAGTATTGTTGGTATAGGTAATTTATTTTTACCTTTTAGTTCTATAAATGGTATATCGACTATAGGCAATTTTAATTCATTTAGTTCTTACTGTAGTGTATATAATAGATGTAAAATAGGTAATCATAATATAGTTTACCCTTATGCGGGAATTATGAATCAGTGCTTAGTAGGTGATAACAACATAATGGAACCTAGTAGTATAGTTACCAAAAAAGTAACTATAGGTAACAATAATATTATTAGTGCTGGTGAGTGCGTATTTGATAATATAAATAATAACGAGTTATTTCAATCTGGAATAATACTTAAAAAAGGAATTTAAAAGTGCAGATAATATATATGATGTATGAAGGCGAAAATGCTCCTATCAGTATATCAAGAGACATAAACGTAGTTTCGAATAGGTTTATGGATTTAACTAAAGCAGAAATACTTAAAAGCTGCTGGTTATCAATTCAAGGCGGATTAGATAAGTCTGATACTATTCATTTACTAGCCGCTAAAGTAAGTGATACTACTAAAGCTTGGCTTTTGGATACGTGCAAAGCTAACTTAATTATAAAAGATTTTCCTGCTATAGACGACTATACCCCTCCATATGGCAAGCATCCTTATGCAGAGTTTTGTGAACTTAGAGTAAATCATTTTATACCGCAGTATGTATATTTTATGGAACAAGTAGAACAAAGTCCTGACGATTTATATTATTTATGTAATGATGACTATTTACACTTGCCTGATGCTATAGCTAATATAAAAAAATTATTTAAAGATGGTTTTAGTGGATTTTTTGTTCCGCACGATTATCCCGATAACTATACTGAATCTACACAGCATGCTGATTTATATTTAACTAATTTTGGGTATATGAGAACTATATCTTCTGCTACTCCCACTCTAGTAGCCAAAGGAAATATATGGTTACATTTTAAATATCCGCTACTTAGAGCTAGTGTATTTGCTGACGATAGCTGGACTTGGAGAGCTTTTAACATGATTAAGGCCCTTACTCCTATGCCTGGCTGGTCTACTCATTTACAGAATAACTGTATAGCTCCTTATATAGACTGGTATAGTGTAGCTAAACAATACTTAGAAAAGGATAGTTGATTAATGAAAGTTTTTATAACAGGTATAGCTGGATTACTAGGCAGCACTTTAGCAAAGTATCTACTAGCTAAAGATGGTTATGAAATTATAGGCATTGATAATGGTATTGGTGGAGTAGAGGATAATGTCCCTAAAGGAGCTATATACTATCGCGGTGATATTACCGATACTGAATTTTTAAAATCAGTAATGCAAGGAGCAGATGTAGTATTTCACGCAGCAGCACTTCCTTACGAGGGACTCAGCGTGTTTTCTCCTACAATCACTGCTACTAGTATAGTATCTGGTACTCTTTCTGTAGCTATTGCAGCACTACATAATAATGTAAGATTATTAATCAATTGTAGCTCAATGGCTAGATACGGAGATCAAACTCCTCCTTTTACAGAAGAGACTAATCCTAAACCTGTAGACCCTTACGGATTAGCAAAAGTGCAGGCTGAGCAACATCTAGCATTACTATCTAAAATACATGGATTAAAGTATGTTACTGTAGTACCACATAATGTAATAGGTATAGGTCAACGTTATTTTGATCCATTTAGGAATGTAGTAGGTATTATGATTAATAGGACCCTACAAGATAAGCCTATAGTAGTATATGGAGACGGCGAACAGAAACGGTCTTTTTCTAATGCTGTTGATTGTATAAAAGCGATTGAAAAAATTATACTAAGTGATAGAGATTTGTGCGGTCAGATATACAATATTGGTCCTGATCACAATGAGATTTCTATTAAACAATTAGCTAGTATAGTTTGTAAAGAAGCAGGAAGAGAGCTAGTTATAGAACACTTTCCTGATAGACCTATCGAAGTAAAAAATGCATTTTGTTCTAGTGATAAAATTCGTAAAGAATTTAACTATAATTCAGAAATTACAGTAGAACAAACAATTCATCAAATGGTAGAATGGATTAAACCTAGAGTTAGGGATTTTGAATATCACTTACCTTTAGAACTAATTACAGATAAAACTCCCAAAACTTGGACTCAGAAGTTAATTTAATGGTCAAAATAATTACTCCATATATAAATGAGCATGAAATAGCTGTACATAAACAGTTATTTTGGGATTATGATGTTTATTATGAATTAGATGTGGGCGGAATAGGATCAGATCTAATGTTTCAAAAAATGTGGAATAAATTTCCTGATGAAGATATTTTTATTTTACATGCAGATATGACTCCGCATCATGAGGGCTGGTTTGAAGAAGTGCTAGAGTATGTTGATAGATATCCAGAAACAGGAATGTTTGGTTGTTTACTATTATACCCTGCTCAAGATGATAACGGTAATTTTTTTATTCAATCAGCTGGTGGAAAATTTATAGACAATAGACCTGATCACTATGGAAGTGGTATAGTTATAGAAACTGGATCTACTTTTAAAGCAGAATTAGAAGTAGATAGAGGTCAATATAATAAAGTACGAGAAGTTGCATGGACTACCTTTGGTGGCTGTTATATTAGACGAAGTTTTATTAAGGCAGTTGGAAGTTTTTCTGCAGAATATGAGTGGACTTATAACAGGGATGTAGATTTTTGTCTTACCGCCAGGCAAGCAGGTCAGTTAATATATCAGATCCCCGTTAACTTATTTCACCACGAATCTAGAGATAATAAACAAATAAAAGCACGAGATGCTAACAAAGCTGCTGCTGAGATGAGAAATCTTTCTACGTTGCAGACCAAATGGGCAAACTCAAAATTCTATAAAACTCTGGACAAAGAAATTATAAATAGTTAATATAACTATAGGTAAAAAGGATATTAAAATGGTTAAAATAACACAAGAATTTGTTACGGCAGTTTTAGAACTGTCTGATGTAGGCCAATCAAAACTTAGTGAACGTGAGAGAGAACTATACGGAATCAGTTCTCCAAGACTAAAGGCTTTACTAAATAATATATGTTCTAAAGAAGGTACTAACTACTTAGAACTAGGAGTATTTAAGGGATCTACTATCATAAGTGCTGCTTATGGTAATCTAAATACTAAGTTAGTAGGTGTAGAAAACTATACATACGACCAAAATGAGCCAAAACGTACTGCTCCAGAAGGTACTATTTGGGAGAATATGAAATCTCAACTAAAAAGTAATATCAAAAGATATGAAGAACCTGGTGTACCTGTAAATATTGATAATATTACTATTATAGAAAGCAGTTTTCAAGAAGTAGATTGGAAAAGTTATCCTAAGTTTGATGTATGTTTCTTTGACGTGGTACCCGCAGATAAAGAAACATATAAAGCATTTTTTGAAAAAACTCTACCTGCACTAAGCTCTGAGGCGGTGATACTATTTTCTAATTATTCAAATGTTAAAAATGCAAAAGAACTAGATGAAGTCATAGCAGATAACGAGCATAAATTTGATGTGCAATGGAAAAAACAACGAGTGTCTGGCGGGCTTAGTGATCATACTCATTACCAATCAGGTTTGTTGATTATGGGTATAAAGAAAAAAATAGTTAAAGCAGAGAAAGTAAGTATTTAATGAATATAAGTGCTATAAGTCTTATAAGCTATGATTCACACTACTTAGCTAGTAGTATATCAAAATACTACAAGTATGTGGATGAAATAATTTTAGGATTAGATGAATCAAGAATTACTTGGAGTGGTAATGATTTTGTTTTTAACGAATCAAAACTATGGGAAGAACTAAAACAGATAGATACTGAAGGTAAAATATCTATAATAGAAGGTAACTTTCATAAATCTAGTATAGCCATAGAAAATGATAATTATGAACGTAATTATCTAAAAAGTCACTGCTCTAATGAGTGGATACTGAGTATTGATGCTGATGAACAGTTACTAAATGCAAAAGATTTTTTTAATAGATTTTGTACAATTGCTAGTAGATATGCCCAAAAAACTGATTTTTGTATGACATGGGCAACTCCTTATAAAATTATTGATAATACGGTATTAGTAATTGCAAATGATGATAATACTCCTTTCTTAGGAGAAAATCAGGGAGTACTCACTCATAAGAATAATACATATACTTATGCTAGATGGACTGATTTAAGTGCTGCTGGAGCTAATCGTGTACATTCTCCTCTACTTGCGCTACATTGGAGTCTATGTAGAGATAAAAAAGACTTACATCAAAAAATTCATAATATTGGGCACTCTGATCTAGTAGAAAATGATCCTTTTTATAAAATATGGGATCAAGTTACGCTCGATAACTATCATGAGTTAAGAAATTTTAAAACTTCTGGGTTAGGTGGGGCTCAATGGCCCAAGCTATTTGCTGTTCCTAAGAATCAACTAGAAAGTTATTACACACAATATATAGGAAAAAGAGTATAATGTTTATAGAATTTATTGGAAAATTTTACGACAATCATTCTCTAAGTATAGTTAATAGAAATATTGTATTACAACTAGTTAAGCTAGGAGTAAATATACGCATAATGCCTCTTGATTCCTATGATCCGGTCTATGCCTTAGATAAAAGCGATGTTAAAACTCTTAAGAGCCTAGAGAATAATAATGAGGATATACCTGACGTACAAATTAGGCACTCATATCCACCTATATGGACTTGGCCAGTACATGAACAAACTAAAGTAGTATATATACAACCATGGGAATACCCAAAAGCTTTATTTGAGTGGCAGTATAAATTTGAAACATTTGCCGATGCCTTGATTGTTCCAAGTAACTATTGTAAAAATGTATTTAGTGCTGGCGGGTTACGCCCGGATAATTTATTTGTAGTACCTAACGGGTATGATAAAAATATATTCAATAAAGATCCGGGTAATAGCGTAGATAAATTTGGCATAAACCCAGATAAATTTAATTTTATATATGTAGGTAACTCTCAATGGAGAAAAGGTTTAGATATACTACTTCATGCTTGGAGACACAGCTTTGATAGATCAGATAATGCAAAACTTATTATAAAAGATAATCCTAGAATATATGGTAAATCTAATATACTAGATGAGATAATTAAATTACAGTATACTACCGATTGTGGTGAAATTATTTATATTGATGATGAGCTATCTAATACTGAGATGGCAGATATATATAAAGCTAGTCAAGTAGTTATCCATCCTTACAGAGCAGAAGGTTTTGGTATGCACATACAAGAAGCTATGGCTTGTGGCTGTGTACCTATTGTATCTGCTAACGGCCCTACAGATGATTTTATACCTAAGGATAAAGGTTTTAGAATACCAGTACAAGCTAATGTAACTAATATGGAAGATTCTAGATTATTTGCTCTTAAACCTGGAGATGCAACTACTTTAATGAGTACACATACTCTAATTAACGAGCCTGATCCTAATTATGTATCAAAAGCCATGAGATATGTATATCATAGCCATGATAGAAAAAGTATTTTAGATAAAGTTAGAATTAACGAAATACCTAATACTTGGGAAGCTGTAGCGAATCAGTACCTAGAAATATTTACTAACATAGCTAAACGAACAGCTAATAGACTAAAATAATGAATATAGACTTTGGAACCGCTTTTCATAAACATAATGGAAATGCTGTCAAAGTAACTTTAAATGAGTTTAGAGATATTACTTATTTACATATCAGAGAATATGCAATGGATGGGGATACCGGTCAATGGTATCCCACTAAGACAGGATTTTCTTTTCAAGCTGATGAAGTTACATCGTTAATACCTTTGTTAGAATCAGCTGCTGAAGCCGTAGCTCAAAAGTATATTTGGAGTACGCAACTAGAATTCGAGTTAGAGTGATGTTTGATCTAGAAAAATATAAGCTTTTTGTATTGCAACAAGTAATAGGTAAAGCTATATATTTTAAAGTAGATGTGACAGAGCAATTGTTAGAAGCGCTATTCCAGTTTACCTTAGCGCCTAGTGTATATTTAAAAGATACAATACCTCAATCGGATATGTCTAAAAAGTATAAGCAAGTATTTGATTTATCTAGTAAATCAAACAATACGCAGCTAAACTACTGGTTTTTACATAGATTTGGCTATAAGCATTGCCCAACCTGTAACCAAACAAAAACTTTAGATAGCTATAGTGCTAACAATAGAGCTGCGGATAAATTACATAGTTATTGTAAAAGTTGTGATAACAAGGATAGCAGAGCTTATAATATAGCTAACCAAGATAAATATAAAGAGTATCAAAAAGCTTATCAATTAGCTAATCCAAATAAAATGAATGCTATAGCAGCTAAAAGACGAGCTCGTAAACTGTGCGCAACCCCCGCTTGGTTAACCACTGAGCAACATAAGCAGATCTTAGCGTTTTATATAGAAGCTAAGCGTTTAGAGCAAGAGACTGGGGTTAGGTATCATGTTGATCACATTGTGCCTTTACAAGGCGACGCTGTTTGTGGCTTACACGTTCCTTGGAACCTACAAGTTTTAACAGCTACAGAAAATTTAAAGAAATATAACAAACATGAAGGAGATATACCATTTCAATAAAAACATGGAGTAGTGAGCAAGAGCAAGAGCTAGTTTCTTTATATACGGAACAAGATATTAAAGATGTGCATGAACTTGCAGAGCACTTTCAAAAAGGCTATAGGAGTGTTATCAGTAAGCTTGTACAGCTAAAAGTATACGAAAAACCACAGCTTGAAGAAGAAGCCAAACCACAAACTGTTAAAGCTATGCTTAGAGAACTAGAAAGTATGTTAACTATAGATATAGATGGCACAAACCTTAATAAAAAAGAAAACTTAACTAAGCTAGTGCAAGCCTTAAAAGAGAAACTAGATGACCTTAGATCTTGATATACAAGAATCTTATTATGAAAGCGTGATTAAATTGAGTAAACAAGTAAATAAAATTACCTCAGATGGCAAAGCTACAAAATACTATGACTTTCCTGTAGGCGCTAGCACCTTAAATGATATTATCGAGTTTAAAGATATGAGTTTTGCTAGAGGTAATATTTTCAAAGCTGCCTATAGACTAGGAGAAAAAGAAGGTATTGACGATATATATGATTTAAATAAAATTATATACTACGCAAAACGACTAATTAAACTGAAAACAAAACGTAACAAACCAACTAAGTAAAATAAAAGAACGCTTGTTTATTGCTTATATGATTGATATTATGAGTTATACATATAGGATATACTAAATGACCTACGAAGAACTTAAAGCTCTAGTAATCAAACACTGCAATCTGTACTATAATCTATCTATGCCAGAAATATCTGATACAGAGTTTGATAAACTGTATGATGATCTAGAAGCTGTAGAAAGAGTACAGGGGTGGGTAGCATATGATTCACCTACTGCAAAAGTAGGTGGCGCAGCTGGTAAGGTTACTCATCCTGTAAAGTTATATTCACTACGTAAAGTATATGAAGCTGCTGAAGTAGACGATTTCTATGACGTAGAGACTCCTAAAATTGATGGAGCTAACCTAACTCTTGTGTATAAGCGCGGTAAACTATCTATTGCTCTTACTCGCGGTAACGGTGAAATGGGTGATAATATTATTCACCTAGCTACAGGTATTACGAATATACCACAACGTATTCAGACTAATTATGACCAAGTAGTTATTAATGGTGAATGTGTAACAGATAATACTGTAGAAAATTTTCGTAACTATGTTAGTGGTGCTCTAGGACTAAAATCATTGACAGAGTTCAAACAGCGTAATATTAAGTTTATTGCTCATGATATGCTAGGAGTAGCTATGAATTATACTACTCGTATGGCTATCGCACAGAATATGGGTTTTGCTACAGTTCTTGATAAAAACGCTAATAGCTATCCTAGTGACGGTGTTGTGTTTCGTGTTAACGACTATAAAAAAGCTATGCAGATGGGTTATACTTCAAAATATCCTAGATTTGCAGTTGCACTAAAACCTAGAGAGCTAAATACTGTACGAACAACACTACAAGACGTAATTTGGGTAATTGGGCGTACGGGTACGGTTAACCCTACAGGTATAGTAACTCCCGTAGTTATTGAGGATGCTACTATTTCTCGTGTTACTCTACATAATATTGGTATAATTGAAGAGTATAATCTAGGTTTAGGTGACACAATCGAGATAGAAAGAGCTGGTGGAGTTATTCCAAAGTTTCTTCGCGTTATTGAACACTCAGTACACGGCATTAAGATTACAGAAAAACATGCCGAAGCTGGGGTAGGTACCAAGGTTCTACGAGATGGTCCTAGACTCTTGGTATCTGATAAGGCTATAGTTAATACATCAAAAGTAATGGAACACTTTGTAAAGACTATGGAAATTAAAGGTTTAGGTCCTGCTAGTATTGAAAAAATGAGTATTACTCATCCCTCAGAGCTTTATGAGGAAGATCAGTGGGACAACTTAGGAGCAATAGGTGCTAAGATTGAAGAAGAGATTTCAAAATCAAAAAGTAAACCTTATGAAACTGTACTAGCAGCTTTAGGTATTCCTGGAGTTGGTAAATCTACTGCTAAACTTATTGTAAAAAAGATTCCTAGTTTCCGTAACCTTAAAGATATCCAATATGTAGATATTAAAGGTATCGGTCCTTCTACTATTGATTCTATTCTAACATGGTTAGAAGAGAATGAAGAGTGGGTACAGCAGCTACCCTTACAACTAGAACAGATTATTTCTGTTTCAGAGCTGATTTCGACTACTTCACGTAAAGTATGTATTACTGGTAAGATGGATATGACACGTACTGAGTTAGCTGATATTCTAGAGAAACTCGGATATCAGATAACATCTACGGTCACTAAGGATTGTTATGCTTTAATTACCGGTGGGGATACCTCCTCTTCTAAGTACTTAAAGGCAAAGCAATTAGATATCACAGTTGTAGACTATTGGTCAAGTAAAAAAGACGTATTAGCCGGTAATTTTTAAAAGATTTTAAAGGCAGCAACTAAGCAGAATACGTCAATTTGAGCTTGCTCATGATTAAAACTTTATGTATTGTATAAACACAGACAAGAGAAAACTCTTGTAAACTTTAACAAACAAACAATCTAACAACTGATCGAAAGGATCATTAACAAATGGCAAAATTTGAATATACAGAAGAAATGGTAGCTCGTCTACAGGAAGTAGCTAAGAACGCTATCACCGAGGAATCTATCGAAGCTCTAATGACAGAGTTCGACTTTCCCCGTCGTTCCGTAACTGCTAAACTACGCAAACTAGGTTTTGACGTACCTAAGAAGCCCGGCGCTGCTCCAATCTTCTCCGCAGATGAGACTCAGGCTCTAGCAGAGTTTCTATCTGACAACTCTGGCGAACATACTGCCGAAGAAATCGCTACTCACTTCTCTGAAGTTTGGGGTCACGAAGTTACCGCTCGTCAAATTAATGGTAAAGCTCTTTCCATGGAAAAAACTGGAGACATTAAGCCAGCTGAAAAGAAAGTTACTCCACGTACTTACTCAGAAGCAGACGAAGCTACTATTGCTAAGCTAGTTGGAGAAGGTAAGTTCCTAGAAGACATCGCTGCCGCTATTGGTCGTGAGGTTAACTCCATTCGTGGTAAGCTACTATCAATGGGTCTAAAAGCTGTTCAGCGTGATAAGAAAGCTACTAAGTCCGATCCATACGAAGGTATTGAAGATATGCTAGACAAGTCAGTCGAAGAAATCGCAAGTGCGTTTGATAAAACTGTTCGCGGAGTTAAGACTGTTCTTACTCGTCGCGGTCTAAGCTGCTCTGATTATACTCCAAAAGCTGCTGCTGAGTAATCAGTATCTGCTATAAGCAAATACTAGGGATGGTGGCAACACCGTC